TCATCCTGCACCCCCAAAGAGGATATACACCAAAATGGAAGAATTAAGCAGGGCAAGAAACGTTTGAAAAACTTTATCCCACGCAATCCGCTTGGCGTTATCTCTCTCTTTCATCATTTGCATAACCGGACACCCCTCCGCTCGGTTGTTTCGCGCATCTTCCAGGCTGGTAATTCTCGCCTCATGTCCGGGGATTCCATTCCCTACCACCTTTTCGGTGAGGGATTTAAGCTGTTCTCTAATCTGAGTGATAGCCGTCCAGATCTTCCCAAACTTCGTTTCTGCCGTTACTGTATCCATTGCCCCCCTCCTAAGCCTTCCATTTCCCCACAGCTTCCCAAGCTATATTCATGGTTTGACCGTTCCCAGTTGAGAAACCATACAAATCCCCTTGTGTTGCGGATATGTTAGCGCTATAGCAAACCCCCAAGCCAGAGTTGGAGGTCATTCTATTTAACCAGGGCCTCAATCGCGGAATTTCAACAAAACTATGGGGGAACGTCTTTGATACAAATGTGAAATATGTTGCACCGGCAGATCCTCCAAAGAAATTGTTTGCAACAGTATTGGTCACCAGATCAGAGATGCCTGTACATATAAGTTTCCCGTTAAGAGATTTCTCCCATTCTCCATTTGCATTACTCCCCGTATCTTCATACTTCACAACCTTCCACGCCGTACCTGTAGAGACAAACTCGATGATTCCAGCTCCTTCTCCCTCGTATTCAGAAAGAACAAGATCCGAATCCTGAAACTGGATTTTATGAGTCCCCCCATTTGTCCACGTGTACACCCGTTTGATAGGGGCCCCAGTATGGGGAGGCAGAGTCACAAGCTCGCTGGCCGCTGTGAGGTCGAATTCCCTGGGCAGTTCGGAGACGTCAAAAGATGTAGATATAAGGTTTGGCCTTGTTATTACAAGCTCTATACTACCGACAGAAATAGTTTCCCAGTTCCCTGATGCGTTTAACCGCACCGTTCGGTTTGCGCCCATACGAAACACAAACTGGGTAATTGATCCTTTGTATCCGATATCGCTAATTTGTACCCCGAAATTATTCCCTGACGCATTTATAACTCCACCACTAAGTTGCCACTTACTCCCTCCGGTATCTATCCACCAAACTTCGGTCTTTAAATCTGTCACAGGAGCTTGAAGCTTATGCGTGATAACAGTGTCCGATGCGGCTAAGGGTAATGGTATTGTAACAACCTCTCGCAAAGCACTAACAGCCTCACCCGAGGGAGTAACATCCTCGACTTTGACATATCCATAGGCCCCATCAGTAGAACGGGTCTCTGGCTCAAATCTTTCGATCAGCTGTATACCGTACCCCGCTAACCCTGTGTTCCAATTTCCAGCTTGATATAAAACAGCCCTGTCCGAAGACCAAGACCCAATGGCTTGATTCGTTTGATCTGTGATATTCACGATTAGAGTAAAGAAATCGACGTTAATTCGACCGACTTTTAGCCTATATAGCCCATTAGGAACTGAAAAAGCCAAAGTATTTGTTATGTTTGTAGGATTTTCATATATCTTAACCCACCCATCCTCCGTAGGCGGTGGAGTCGGATAAAAAAGCCCTGCAACATTATCGCTAAGATCAGGATCACCCACAGCAACATGGAGTGCATTGTATTTATGCCCGATCGCTGCAAAAGCAACAGGAAAGTTGGCCTGAGAAATACCGTCACCTGTGGCGAACTGCTTCCACCCTTTGGCTAATAAGGCATTATTAACATAAGCAGACCGCCGAATCTCCCCGATATACCCATCATTAAGCGTAGCGGGTGCCATCTTCGGCAATCCGATCTTAACCAGCATCTCTGTGGCAGACATAGCCACCCCAACCGGAACAGTCTGCTCACCATCGGCTATAGTCCCTTTCGGCACCGGCTCCCCTGCATTCCCCAGGAAATACTCCCTACCTTTCTCCAGCCCGGTAAAGCCAGACACAGGCCCGCCCTGGGTAAACTTGATCGGCTCATCGAGTAGCCCGGTAGTAATGGCGCAGCCCACAAGAATAGACTTCCCAAGGTCTCTCTTATCGCCCTTATAGAGCTTCCCATCAGCACCAATAAAGAGGAACGTTGGACCAGTTATAGCCACCCCGGCCACACCCTGAATAACCGCCCCTCCCCCACCTCCGCCGGACAATGTGGCCCACGTAGTCCCGTCGAAGGAAAAGAAGTACATGGCTCCATCGTCGAGTTCTACAGAGCTTGCGCCGTAGTTTACTGTCAAGGGATTCCCGCCAGTCCCGGCATTTTTCACAAAGTAGTTTTTCCCGAACACAGCGGAAAGGGTTATTGCTACCGGGGCTACTGTTGTATCTTCTGTCCATTGTTCTGCGTTGGGTAGTACCGTTCTCATCATTAATATCCTCTCTTCTTATGAACTTAATCATCACTATCAACCACCTGCAACTATGGGTATAAAAAGGGGCACAAAATTCACTCCTTCTGGGTAGTTAAAGGTAGGTCCGCTATTGCTATGGTAGAGTCTTAAATATTGGTGACCAGCAGAGGTGTAAATAGTTACACTCAAGGATGGTGTTCCGCCGAAAATATCTATTAGACTAACCTCACCATCTCCCACTGTAAGAGCATATACTCTTGTTTTATATGACCAAGACGAAGCTACACCAGAACCTATTTTTTGAACTACAAATCCGCTGAATGTGGAGAGTGTTGCTCCTTCTGCAATAATGAAATCAAAGTTCCGTTGGTATGCCGTTCCTGGTCCTGTATATATTAGAGATTCTAAATCTGGAACTTTGCCTATAAATCCACCAAAGACACCAGCGGTAGCATTTAATATTCCACTAAATGTACAGTTGCCTCTAAATTCTCCAGAACTGAATTCAGCATCCCCATTTTCATTTATTTCCCATCCAGAAAAACCTGATAGAAAATTACTACTAGACATGGTTCCTGTCAGTTGTAATTCAGCCTCATCTGGAAACAGATCCTTTCTATCAGGATCAAAATCCAGCACGGTTTCCCCACTCTTTTTCCGGAACTTGTATGAGCCCTTATCCAGATCTATCTCAGTTTTAAATGTTCCCTGCGTAGTCCGAGCCTTGCTATTAATTGCCCCTACCTCAAGCAGATCCGCCGTTATCGACCCATCCACAATCACCCTGTTTGCATCCAATACGACTCTGGTTCCAGCTACCTGCACAGTAGCCCCCGCCGCTGTTCGAATAGCCGGCTTATTCAGGAGTATGTAGTTTGGCCCCTTAAAGGCCACCTTCGTATAAGGAGGTAAAGCGGAGTGATAGATATTGTCATTCTTGGACAACTCGTCGAGATGTTCCGGAGAGACATTTTTGATGTGACGGCTACCCGACAAAATATCGCCGGTTATCAAAAACTCATTCGGGCGAGCCTCCAGAAATCCCCCGGTAATACCGGGATCAGACAAACCGCTGTAAAGAGTGCTCTCCTCCAGCAGAGACCCGAATACAACGTTACCAAACTCATCCGCACACATCACGTGGGCTGAGTTAAAGACAGGAGCAGCGGCCAGAAGATCCACATCAGAGATATCCCGTTGATAGACATTCAGGTCGTCATCATAGTTGCGGAAAAAAACCTGGTTATCTTTAGCATAGTGGACATCAGCGCTGACAATATCGCTTACCTTGGTACCTTCCAGGTCATCAAGGCTGCTCTTAATGTAGAGTTTCGAGCCATCCATCTGGTTGGCATATACTATCTCGCTGGCGCTCTTAACGGAAAAATCATAAATGGGAAAAGTCGTCACCTGGGAACCATCAAGAGCATCGGTAATCAGCCCTCTCATTAGGAACCCGGAAGCGGAGAGATAGAGAAATTCATCCTCCCCAACGTAACGGGGAGAGTATCCGGCATTAGCCGTTATGGGTACTCCGTTACCTTCCCCCAGAACACCAGCAAGGTAGATCCTGTCCCCGTCCTCTTTATTGGTGTACATCACCCTGGGAAGGTTCTCCGCATCAAATCCCGCACCTGCCGGGTTCATGGCAACAACAGGAATTATCTTTTCCGCCGGGAAAACGTCAGTTGGTCTGGTCCTGTAGAGATGCATATCATCCCTACCGACAAACACCACTGTTCCGTCGGCAATTATGGAAACCTCGCTCACCTTATCGCCCAAATTAAAGGCATCCGGTCTGGCCGCCATCAGGGAGCTTCCGGCACCAACAATCAAATCATTGGTTCTGGCATCAGATATAGTTCGATCGGCTGCCAGCTTTGCAGCCCAATAGTTATCCCACAAAGAGACATATTGAACTTTATCAACAACCGAGTTATCCGCAGTTGCCAGTATTGTATCAACATAGGTCTTCAGCTGGTCATAAGCACTAATGTAAGATGCAATGGACTGCCTGCCGTACAAGCCGGATTCTTCGGCATCCCTTAAAAGGATTGTATGTACTACCGCCAATTCGCTCATCGTTGACTTAAGGCCAATCTTTTCCTGAGAAGTTACAATCCCGTCGTCAGCCATGGCAAAAAGCTGATTTTTAACCGTTTCTATGGCCTGGCCGGAATAGTACAGTCTCAAAGAATCACTTAACTGACTATCAAGAATCTGAGTCTTTTTGGTAGAAGAAAAGACTGATATCGAAACAGCTGTATACTCCCATATCGTCGAACCGGCTAAATGCTTCTTCCCCCATATCTGGGCGGTTGTATTGATCAGCGTATCGGCAATATCAATGCTGATAATTTGTCCGAGTTCCAACTCTTCCCTCATGGACCAGGTAAACTCATACTCACCAAATAACCCGCTATTCGCCAGAGCCTGGCTTAAATGCTCAGCTGAAACCTGGTCAAAAATAAAGCGGGAAGTATACTCTTCAGGGTTATCTGATTCCGCCGGACAAATCGACTCTCTTATATCCTTTCGAACAAGAGCGGTGCCGTAAATGGCGAGGTAATAGATGTTTTTTGGCGTCGTCGCCGTATTGTGGAACCGGACACGGCCTCTCAGGCTTTCATAAACCTCCGTATCCATAATAACTTCGGGATCTGCTTTGCAGTCTATTGTGTGGCCTGACGAAGCAATAAGAGAGATGTCACGATTCTTCTCCCTGGTCTTAAAAGTCAAATAGGGAGTATCAAGCCAGTTTTTTACATAGGGCTGCCACACTTCGCCCCATTCGGCATCTTCCGGGTAATACAGTCCGCCGAGAACTGACTCTCCTGTACACTCACCTGTCTGGGAACTTATCGGTAGATTGGCATCGTAAAGCCTTGCCCCTTCCACTACACCGGTTTCAGACCAAACAACCTTCATCCCGTCAAAAGCTCGTTCATGCCTCTTATAGCTCAGTTTCGTACCTGAAACGCAATATTGGTTAGAAAGCTGGAAGGTGGGTACAGGACTATCAATCAGCCACTTGTACAGTGAGAACTTTCCAGATCGATCGAAATAAAAGCAATAACCGAATTCAAAAAGGAGATCATCTAAAAGCGATCTGTATGTCTCATCCCCTTTGGTCCCTGATATATGCAAGATCCTCTGGTTTATATCAGGAATTCCCTCTGCATGACTCAGAGCGCTTAACCCCACCTGGTTTAATAGCAAGTGGATTATCGATCTGTTCTGATCAGCACTGTTGAAAATAAAATACCCAGGATCTCCAACCAGATCCGGATACTGAAAGCTGTATTTCAACTTCTCATCAAGCACATAGGAGTTATCTACAGCTTCAACATTTAAGTGGCCCTTTATCTGGTGGATGTCTTGCCCAAAATTGTTGGCAACTTTCCCGGTAAAAACCGGGCTTCCCTGCTCTGCTATATAACAAAGAATATCCGATGAAGAAGCAGCAATTTTAGAAATAAATTCATTGCTATGTTTCAGAGAAAAGAACGCTGAGTCAACACAACTCGTTTTACGCTTTGACATGATTTGCTCATCGATCCTGAGCGACCTGTCAATAAGCAAATGGGAATAAGAGGAATAGCTGGCTTCTCCTGGAAATTTTAAATACAGCTCAACCATCAGCGAGCCCTCTGAGCAAGCCGATCGCCAGCCGCTTCCAGTTGGGCATGCAAATCATCGATGCCATAAACATTGCCCGAAACATCAATTTTTATGCTTGGTTGGCTCTGAATGGCTGTTCTGGGAATATTCGGGATACTGCCTTTATTGGAATATGGGGTAACCATAGCTTCCAGCTCATCAATGGTCGTGGCCCGGTCCAGAGAGCCGAGCAACAGCTCCAGGTTTTTAATAGCACCTTCTAACTCTTCATCCTTACCGGAAAAGAGCTTTTTAAACCAGCCCATATCATCAAGCTCATCTTTCATTTTTTCGATGGCAGCCTCTATATCGTCTCTGGTCTCCTTCTTGGCATTCTCCAGTTCTATTTTTGCCTCTTCTTCCTGTATTGCCGCATCAGCCGCATCGTTGACAATGGATGATTGGCTCTCGTACCCACTGTAAAGTTCTTCGGCTCTATCGGCAAATTCCTGGTGATCGATAAGATTACGATCCAGCATATCCTTAAGAATCTGATACTCTCGGTTATAGTCCGCTTCAAGCTTGCTCAAAGCTTCATCACGCATACGCTCTTCTTCTCTAATCGTAGCCCGAATCAGCTCAATCCTCGCCTCCGCAAGGTTCTCTTCAGCATCAAGTATTCCAAAATCAGGCACTACAACTTCAATGTCAGACGTGTCGAAAGCGTCATAAATAGTCTTGAATATTTTCACCACTGCCGCGGCAACCTTGAAGTATCCACCCAAAGACTCGGCGACTCCTACAGCATCCTCCAACGCATCACTTAAAGCCTGCCCCAGCTCATCACCAAGAGTATCCCCAAGTATCTGTAAGGTTCCATCAAGGCCGTCCATCAATGCGTCGCCTATTTCACCCCACAGCCTTGCATCACCGCCAAAAGCTTCGATTAGCGTGGAAGCAATATAGCCGGTAGCATCGCCCAGCTCGCTCTTTATCCGGTCTGCAAGGCCCTGGAAATCCCAATCCTGGTCTCCATCGCCCTCCATTCCTTCAATAATCTTCTGTATCTCTTCCCGTATCTCGATCAGATTGGCAATTCTCTTCTTATCCCCCTCCAACTGAGCGGCGTAAATCATAAACTCTACCTGCCGGAGAGCCTCCTGGGCATCGGCCAGCTTTTTAACTCTCTCCGCTTGCTCATCGAGTAGCTGATTTAACAGAGACTGATCTTCCACCTTCTTTTCGTCAGTTTCAGATTCTTTTTCTTTTAGCTTGTTAATTTTCTCAAGAAGAGCAGCCCGGACATTTCCAACCTTTTCCAGGTTAAACTCAGACCACTGGATTCTATCCAGCTTATCAAGCTGTTCCTCCAGTGCATCGATGCGCCCCTGATCCGTTGCGGAATAGAGAGAATCGAGCAATTCTTGATTGCTAAGCCTTTTTTGCTGTTCTTCTTCGATTCGTTGGTATTGCTCATATTCTTCCTGCAATTCTCTACGCCTGGCGGCAGCTCTTTCCATGGCTGCACGGCCCTGTTTAAGTTCCAACATGCCAAGCTCTTCTACAACTTCCTGTTTCCGGATTAACTGTTGAAGAATCGCCTCTTGCTCGTCGATCATTTCTTGGGCGGTTCTTAACAGCCCCTCGTCAGCACCTTCCAACTTCTCATATTCAGCACGTAGCTCAGCAACGAGTTTTTTTTGGGTTTCCAGTACATCATCATCTACATCAATGTCACCGTTAAGAGCCTGATCAAGCTTGTTGAACTGTTTACCCGTTTCAGCAGCGGCTGAAATCACTTTTTCCAGCCATACAACCACTGGCCGGATTCCGTAAGCTGCAGCTTCCCCAGATGCCTCCTTTAAATCACCAAAAGAGTTCTTCAGAGCTTCTATATCCCCGGTAGCGGCATCTCTCATGGCTTTTGCAACTCCACCGACTTGCCCCTCAAGCACATCAAGAACAATGGATTGAGCTTCCGCCAATTTTTCGGTCTCGGCAAAGCTCTTTATCATCTTCTCTTGTTCTTCTGTAAATGAAACTCCAACTCGTCTTAAAGCTGTAAGGCCTCTTGCCGGGTCTTCCAGAGCTTTACCCAGCATGGTAGCCGAGCTTTTCGTATCTCCAAACAAGTGAGATAAATCCTGTGTGGATTTAATGGCCCTTTCAAAGTTCTGGTCTTTAATCTGTTTAAAGGTTAACAAAACCGCCATGGCTGATTCAGTGGTCTCATCTCCAATGGTTGTCACATTCTGTAGATCAGATGCCATTTTCTTAAGTTCTGAAGCATTAAACCCGGCAGCCTCCCCGGTTGCCCTTAAAACGGCTTCAAGCTTTTTGTCAGCCCCTTCCTGTACTGCGTATACATCTATATTCTGGCTTATGGCGGAATAAACGCCCTTTAATGCAATAGACAACCCAGCTCCGGCAGCGGCGAGCTGAATAGCATTGCTGGATAGACCATCAAATCCTCCGGCAGCTTCATCAGACTGCCTTCGGACTTCCTGCATATCCTTTATTGCCTTTTGAGCCTCAGTTCTGAATATAATTTTCAACTCATCTGCTGTTGGCATCCTTTCTCCTTGCCGCTTCCCGTTGCTGAAAATAAGAGTATTCGGATTCCATAATGTCTATGCAGACCATGTAAATCCGTCGCTCGTTATCGGGACCTCTCCCGTGTGGCAGCCCATATCGGGTAAACCTTCGCCACTCAGCCCAGGCACTACGGAAAAGCTCCGATTCAACCAGGGCTGGAATATTCTTCCTTTTTACAAAGGCAATACCGTCTTCCGAACGGCTGTAATCAACAATCTCCTTCTCGAATGGGAAATCATTGATAAAATCTTCTTCGCTGGTGGCGACACCGCTAAAACAGAGCTGTGCCGCCAATCTCAGTTTTTTTCCGTTTCAGGGGTTAACCCGCTCTGTAGGATGATCTCACTGTAGAGATCAACCACATAATCATCAAAAGCTCTCTTGGGCTTCTTAACGAGTTCTGCTCCACTCGTAATCGGCTCTCCGTTGTGGGACAGGTTGTAAATCTCTTTCACAAACTTCTTCACCAACCCCACACCGTCAACCGATTTCCCCCTGGTTGGAGCATAAGGCTCAAACCCCTCGACAGAGGGGTATTCAATTACAGCCTGGACTCGCTCACTCTCCGATTTTTCCAGATTTTTTCCGACCTTCAGATCGTACCGCTTCGGGCTTATCGTTCTTATGTCCACTCTCTTTCTCCTGTACAATCTCACAGACAACGGTCTTCTTTCCGTCATCGTTAAACGCTTTTAGGATTCTAGCATTACCAACACGCTCATTCCCGGCCATTAACCTGATATCCTGGGCCGAAGCCGGATTTTCACCAGGTTCAATTCGAAGATCTATCATGCCGTTATAGTCCTTCTGTACTGAGAGGGCCGCTCAGACCCGACAACTGTATAGTTGCCGTTGAAAAGCTGCGGGCCATCCATAGGCTTGTCGGTCTGAAGCTGGTCCATGTAGGAGGGTATGTAGTCGATTATCTCAACCTCGCCAACTTCTGCTGTTTTTTTCCGGTAAAGAAAGAAGTCCAGAACACCGCCCTTAAGCGACTTCCTGACAACGGCACCAGCACCGTTGTCCTCGATAATGGTGGTAAATCTGTTCAGGATCTCATCCGCATCATCATCGCCATCGATCATGTACCCGGAGAAAGAACCGGAGGCATCAACTTTTGTTCCTTCTTCGTAAGATTTCACTTCATCAACCTGAGTTGTGTTGTCAAACTTCTCTTTTGATCGAGAGTTGGGGACATCCTTTACAAAAGCGAGGATACGGGGAGTCAAAGGAACCGCAATATCCCCTGTTGCACCAATCCTTGCCGGTTTGTTGTAAAAAAGATCACCCTCCATCAGTTCACCAAAAATGGAGCCAACGGCGGCCTTGGCTGTAATCTTGTACCAGCCTTCAGTGGCAAAAGCTGCCACTCCATTTCCCGACTCAACTACTCCCCTGGCAGCAAGAGCAAGATATCCCTTCCTTCCGCTCAATCTTTCCTTCATGCTTTTATCTCCTTAAAATAAAGAATCAACTTTCAAAACAATTTCCATGTGCGTAACCCCTATTCCGTTCACTGGCTCATAGGGAGTTGTTTTAACAAACCTCACCTCAAAACAGAGTCCTTCGAAGTCTGGGTTTCGTCTAATAAGTCGTTTAATTGCATCATGACAGGCTGTCTGCCAGTCGGGCTCCTGCTCCGCCAAATAGGCAAAAACCAAATCCACAGGAACGGAAGCAAACTCATCATCATCTTCAGTTACAGTGCCTGGCAACAGAAAAAGGGTGTTGTACAGACTCAGGCTGTAGGGATCAGACCATTGCTTTGTAACGTTCTGCAAAGGGGACAAACTAACACCATCCTCAACGGCAATCTCCTGAAGAGTTGAATTAAACCTGAGAGATAAATAAGCCCTAACCTTTTCAATAAATCCAGTTAATGTCATCGCCCAGACCTCAGCATTTTTCTCTCAATTGCGTTATATATCCGAATTGCAATTTTTCCAGGCTGCCCCGACGACCGAAAAGAAGCAAACGATGGCTTCATAAATGGTTTTGAACCTCTTTCAAATCGGTTTAAATAATTCAGGTTGCCATCTTCTCGCTTCAAGCCATAACCAGGACGAACTGCGAATTGCCCATTTTTCATTTTAAAAAACTTAGTGCTATCGAATGTCTTACCGGATATCTTTCCTAATACCTGACCAGACAAATATCCCGATTTAACATACTTTGAGTATTCTTTGGCAATTGCTACAGCTATGAGATTTGCCGTACCCGGTTGAGCTTTTATAAACTGCCGAAAGCTATCTCCACCTAACCTACGAACATCCACACTCATCATATGGATGGCTCCTTTCTGTAAGACTCAAAAACCCGCCTTACCGTTAGGGGCAATGCCGTTTCATAAGACGTGGTAACAGCGCCCTGGGCAGTAAGACTCTTTATTCCAATCCTGGCACCATTACCCCCCAGACGGTTCATATAAAAGGAAATGGTTTCCATAACAGCTTCTTCCAGATCCGCCGGGCTTTGATCCCGGACATATCCAGCGGAATACTCCACCCGAATAACCTTTTTCCCCTGGGAAAAAACTCCGGCTTTATACAGGATTATTCCCGTATCCAAATCAATAATCAGATCACCGGGAGCGATATCGGAATCAGGACTCCATACCCGCTCCGGGTCATCAGACAATCTTGTTAGTACCGAGACAGGAAAATCAGGGAGCATAAGTTCATCGCTCCCCGATCCGTCGATAATTTTCACATAAGAGGTTGAGGCGAGAGTCCGGCCACTGATCTTGTTAGCCGATTCACTGGCGGCATTGATAAAAAACTCTATTCGAGCATCATCTATGCTCTGAGGTTTAAGCACCTCGCGGACTTTGGCAACAGATACTAAAGCACTTGGACTCAACGCCATAACAACCTCTTATTTATCCTCTTTTTTGGAGCTGCTTTTCTTCTTCTCATCTTCTTCAGATTTTGCAGAAGTCTTTTTCAGCTCTTCATTCTCGGCTTCAAGCTGAGCGATCCTCTCTTCAGGAGAAAGGGGCTTCTCAGCTTCTTCACTCACAGCAGCCTTTTCAGCCTCCACCCGTGCAGCTCTCTGTTTATCCATAATGGCTTTAACCGATGCGGGAATTTCCCCTTTTTCCTCTGCCGACTCGGCGTAACCTGTTACAATAAGATCAGCGCAAATCTCGTCAGAGAGATCCCCTCTGGTCTCGCCCGATACCATGGAAAACTTGGCCCCGGAAAAACTGTTAATTGCTTTTACCTTCATCGCCAACCTCCCTTACAGCGCCATGCGGAAAGACTTCATGGATTCCGCAAGAGTCAAGGCCGTATCAACACGCTCATAGCCTCTGTACCCGACTTCGCCCTTGTCGGCATACTTTTCAACAAGAGTCTGAAAAACTCTGTTGCCTCTGTCGCCGATCCAGAAATAGGAGAAATCACCAAACAGACAAGGTGTGGTCTGTGAACCGATTGAGGGCATACCGGCAGAAAACTCAACAGGCCGGGCCAGAAGAGTATCGGGGGCACCGGACTGCAATCCAGGCTGCCACATATACCGCCCGGTTGTGTCTTTCAGTTTTCTCACAGCCAGAGCAAAGTCGTCAGACATAAGGAAAGTCGCACGTTTCCGGTACTTTCTCTTCAGGGAGTGGAAAAGGTTGATGAGTTCATCAGACACAATTACAGCGTTTGAGGCTGCTGTAACACCAAGCTGAGCCTGAGTAATCAGTCCGGTGGGCTTGTTCACACCATCACCGGTGAGAAAAGCAGCCTCTTCCGTCTCGCCCATAACATCAGCAAAATCCTCAGCCACAAGGGAGAGAACATCAAAAGCTGAATCATGCACAAGCTCTTCTGAAGCGGAGTTGAGATAAGTGAGCTTATGGGCGGATATGGTTTTCCGGTCGAAGGTCGGTCCGGGAGAAGGCGTATAGTTGGCCGATTCACCAGTCCAGTTTGCCGTTCCCTTTCCTGCTTTAACGGGTATGTTTCTGTCGCTTCCGGTGGTGATCACCCTTCCGAGCTTTCTCAGAACATTGGTCTCAGCCAGCTCTTTGATAATCTGAGCTTCAAACTCAGAAAAGACGGTGTACCCGCCATTGGCATTTACTCCAGCAGTAAGAGCACGAACCTCTTCGGGGTTTAGAGAGTTGTAACCACGCCTCAGATAGTTTTCAAAGGCCGAGCGATACTCTTCTGTATCACGGGGAGTTTTCCCCCTTGTCTCGCCGGACCTGCCGTCCTGCGGGTCAGCGGGATCGGACAACCGTCCCTCTTTTCCACGGGTAAGCGCATCGAGACCGGCCTGACGCTCCTCGTCGTTGATCTGCTGCGCCAGAGAATCAATATCCTCATTGATCTCGTCCCATTTGCTTCTTTCCTCGGCAGTCATGCTCCGCTTTTCAGCGTCGGCAGCATCGAGGATCTTGCGGCTTCTCTTAACAAGAGCAGCCCTCTGAGCGTAAAGCTCTCTCAGCTTTTCATTCATGATGCTTTTCCTCCACACATCCGTTCATTGAGTTCCTGTCTCATACGGATGTTTTCTGTTAATATTTTTTCCTGCTCTCGCTCATCCTCCGCCGAGTTACCCTCTCCGGACGTTTCCGGATTAGGCCGATTCCTGAGTGCAAGCTCTTTACTGCGTGCAGATATTTCCGTCTCGTCGTACTGCGGAAAAGTACAAGGCGAAACTTCCCATATCTTGAATTTGCTTATGGTCCTGGTCCACATCTCTTTCCCGTCTTCCTTGCGGGCCGTCCACTCCTCATCGATGGGAGTAAACCCGAAAGACATCCCGTCAACATCCCCCCTTTTAACAGAGGCGTACTTACTCCGTCCCTCTTCAGAGTCGGGAAACTCAATTTCACAGGTGACACCAGCTTCAGTTTCCACAAGCTTGAGTGTGGTATTCTTTGTCCTTCCCAGGACGATATCTGTGTTGTGGTTCCAAACCGCGCGGATGTCATCATTTTTGATAGAATCCGTTGCGGCACCGGGCAGGATCACTTCCTCAACGTCCTCCCAGAGCATTGTCACCGTGTTGTAGACAATCGGAGTACCGACAACAACGAGCTTTCCGTCGTCGCTCTCCTTGGCTCTAATCTCATGGATAAACCTTTTTTCAAACTCTTTTCCCATCGAAAAGCTCCTTCTTTTTTTAATCAGCGACAATATCGCAGTCACAACCGGCATGAAAGGGAGGGTGCGAAATGTTTGACGACGAAGTAAGACTGGACTCTGCTCCTTCCGGTTTAAACTCCTGCCCCTTTGACAGGAAGTACTGATCAATCCCGATAACCTGACCATCAAGCTCCGAGCAGTAAGGGCAGCTCTTTCCGTTCGCAACTGCACGGATATAGCGGATGCCACCGACCGCAAAAACAGCCTTGGCAAAAGCGTTTCTCCCCCTGGTCGCTTCATTTCGCCCAATCTTGTCAGCCCTCTTCTCTTCCCACTCAGAAAGCCGATCCTCCACTAGCTGCAAATCGGCTTCATCCTCGGAAAGAAGCCCTATAAGCTGGCCTCTGGAAGAAGAGAGATGCCTGTTCGCATAGGTCTCGGCGTATGAATCGAGGAACTGTTCATATGAAGAATCCGGCTCTTGATCAAGTCCGATTTCAGCAGCGGCAACCGGAAAGACATCCAACCCAAAAGAACGTATTACCGGCAACATGGCCGATTTTATTTCTTCAGAAAACCCGGAAAAATCATCCTTCAGCCACAAGACAACCTGATCGGGATTCCCGGCCAGATCCTCAATGGCTGAACGGATCAAGACGACCTCAGCTTTAACCAGCTTTTCAGCAGCAGACTTAATTTTTTTGATATACCGGTCTGCCAGTTTGCGCCGGGAAGAGACCGCTCTAATCTGGTAATCACTCTTCGAGCGTTTCTGTTTTATGGGAGCGTAATTCCTGGACTCATCAGGATCAGCGCCATTAACAGCCCCCAAATCAGCCAGGTCAACCATATTGAGTTGCACTGTATGGATTTTCCCGTACCCTCCGGGGATCGGGTTCCGATCTTCCAGCGCTCGCACTTCATCACGGCAGTAGATTCCGTTTTGAACGGCAATATTGTAAGACTCCATCCGTGTCTTCAGATCGCCACGGTGGAGAGACTCCATGTTGAACTTTGTCTTAATCCCCTTATCCGCTTTGGGTAGAAGGAGCTTCGTGTTTATTTCCGCTTCCCACCGGACAGCACGGGGATTAAAGCTGTACTTCACAGCCTCCATACCCTGGTGCTCGATGTTGGAAAAAGTCGCATCGGCCAAATCCCCGATCAAATGGGGCGGCATTCCAAACCAACGGGCAATCTCCCTCACCTGAAAAGTCCTGGATTGTAAAAACTGCGAATCCTCCATGGAAATTCCAATGGGAGAATACTTCATGCCTTCTTCCAGGATGATCACGCCATGGGCCTTTTGAAGCCCCTTGTACTTATCGCTCATCTCTTTTTTCAGCCTGTTAAACGAGGCGTCGCTCAAGCCTTTGGGATGCTCGATAAAACCGCCGATATTCGTGCCATCCTTGAAAAAACGACCACCAAACTCATCGGCAGCCATCCCCAGACCGATTCCATGGCGAGCTAGGGAAATCGGCGAATAGGAGGTTACTCCATTGGGAGAGAACCCCCTTAAATGAAACATACGATCATAGGGAATCACTGTATTGGACGGCAGATAAAGGTATTCAATCTTTTTCGTTACATCATTCCGCTGAATCCGGATGTCGTCTGGATGGATCGGCCAAAGCTCCACCGGCATTCCACGGCGGTCAAAAACTATCTCGGCATGGCCTCTCCCTCTAAGTTCTAGATGAGCCTGAAGCGTTTCTTTAAAAATCTGCGCTGGCATTTCCGGATTTGTACGGCCATTGAAGAGTTCCAGAATGTCGTGATCAATTGGGTGCCTGGTGCCGTCGGGCTGCTTTTCAAAAGCATAGGCGGGGAGCATCATCATAACCTCGCGCGCCAAACGAACACAGGCAAAAACAGCCGAGTATGTAAGAGCTGTTTCAGGAGTCACGGAGATACCGGCATTGCTCGCATTGTTTCCCGTAAAGGAATTAATTAACCAGGCATCGGGGTTTTTGAGTGTCGACCTGAAGGCCATGCTGGCGGTTTTAACTCTTTCGAAAAAATTCATAGCGACCTCACCCCTCTCTCTTCATAGACTGATCCACCTTCAGCCAAATCCAGTACAGCCCGATAAACCGCCATCATCAGCATAATCACGCCGTCAATGCGTTTGGCCGAACTTCGCCGGTCCGGTTTGATAATTTTCTGGTTATTGTTCGCATCGGAGTAAACCTCGGCGCATCCGATCATATAGTTCATTACCGGATTGTCGCCCGTGGCAAGCTGCCGATTGAGAATCATAATTTCAAGGTTTTTAACAGCGGGGCTGACCGAGACAATCCCTTGCGGGAACTCGATCATATTGAGTCCTTTATCCACTAAGTGATTAACAAGGGCTGTGGCATTGTATCTGTCATAGGCAAACTCAGCGATTTCAAACTTCTCCGCATCATTGAGAATGTCCAGCTCTATATAGTCGTAATCGATCACTTCACCGTCAGTACAAGTAACCCAACCATCATCTACCCAAACCTGATAAGGCACATCCTCCCGGAGAGTTCTGTCAGCCAGGCCATCAAGTGGAAGATAGAATCGCCACAGACACTGAAAATGTTCTTCTTCTCCTTCCGGGGGAAAAACAAGACAATATCCCGACAAATCTGTTGTGGTAGACAAGTCCATTGCAACAAAACACCTGCGCCCCAAAAGAGCTTCTTCAGATACAGGCCGATTATTTGCGTTCCATTTCTCCTGGAGAATCCACCTGGTATAAGCACTGGTCCAAATATTTAATCGCTTTGTCTTAAACTCGTTAATTTTCGATGGACGGCCAACCGCCTCAGTAAACTGTGATTCAAACTGATCGGGCTTTACGCTTACGCCCCAATTGGGATTAGCCTTTACCCAGTTCTCAGGGTTCTTCCAATCATCCTCCTCATCGAGTGTGAAGATGATTGCAAAGTACTCATCATTCTGGACAGTACCCTCAAGAATCCTCTGAGCATAATCCCTCTCTCTTTTACAGGATGATGCCATGTTAAAACCGGCAGTTGTGATAATCCAAATAACAGCCTGGGTTCTTGAGGCAGTCCCTGATTTAACCAGGTTAAATATCTCGTCATTCGGATGAGCGTGGTACTCATCAATCAAACCACCATGGACATTTAAGCCGTCTTTATTCTTCGTCTCTGATGAGAGGTAAGTAAACTTCCCTTCAAGCTCTCCATTCACGATAGCTTTGGCGAAGACCTCAACCTCTTCAAGAAGATCATCAGACTTCTTAGCCATGCTGGCCGCTTCGTTCCAGATAATCTTCGCCTGATCCTTGTCGGTCGCAGCCGTATAAATCTCGGCTCCGGCCTCTTCATCAGCGATCAACAATCCAAGTCCAATACCGGCAAGCTTCGTACTCTTCCCGTTTTTCCTTGCAACCTCTTCATAGACAGTCCTGAAGCGGCGTAAATCACTGCCTTTACGAAGCCATCCAAAAACCATGGCGACAATGAACTGCTGCCATGGCTCCAGAATGACAGGGTCTCCAACCCACTCGCCCTTTGAATGTTTGCAAAACTCAAAGAAATCAATAAAGTATTTGGCAAAACCCTCGTTGAAATAGTATTTGTAATCGGGATCGGGAACTTTAAGGAGATCATTCACATGGCGCTCGACTGCCAGACGCGCAAGGCGACCCGTTACGATCGTACCGTTTAAGACCCCTTCTATGTATTCATCAACTCTGTAATCCATAAATCCCTTTAAACAAAAAAAGAGGCGCACAAAGAACAGAAGATAATTCTTCTACTCTTCGCACGCCTCTGGTTTTTCCACTTGGCTTGCAACAAATAATTAAACTGTCTATCAACAGAGAATTGGGTCCACTTGGACCCAATTACATTTCAACCACTCCGGTTTTTCCGTAAGGAAGTTAATCCATTGATAGGGTATCTTATTCCCTCAATTAAAAACTTGTCAAGTGTTTACTAACATTTGTTTCCTTTTCTTAAATCCGGACATAGCGGACTCTTTCTTCTTGGGCCTTATTCCCATCTTTGCACGGCTAGCGGGAGATAGCCCAAACTCAGCAATGTACTTTTTATAGGATTCCATGGCAGCCTTCTTCTGAGACATAAGGGGAATCTCTTGTGCAGATCTTCCGTCAACATACTTCGCCAAGCCTCCCAGCTTTTTAATTTCTCGCTGGCACTCCATCGCATCGCCATAGGCAATACAGCACATTTCCAGAGAACCCAAATCCACATTCTTCAGGAGTCCGGATTCGACCATTGCCTTTACCAGTTCGCGCCATTTCTTCTTAGCTACAGCCGACAGGTATGAGGGAGGTTTTAGGTCACTCGGAACCTCGTCAGATTCGTCGATTTCAATTGAGATTTCCCTATCCCGACGAGAGGTACCTTGCAGCTCTTTCAAATACTCTGGTTTACTGTAATTCATTAGGCAAAAACACTCCTGACTGTATATTTATTCATCGAATTCTCTTTCCATGAAAATAAGGGGGTCTTTAGGTTCAACTGACTACACACACACAAACCTGTACACGTCGGTCTCCGCTCGCTACCCTATAGCGATTTGACCCGCCCCTCCTCCCGAGTCCTAAGCCTCGCTAGGTGGTGATTTCGTTGCAACTTCATTTCTACAATATGGGCAAATCATTAAACCAGATTTCGTATGTTGAGCTTGGGAAACGATTTTGGGATATGTGTTGTCATCCTGAAGAAAACTCCCGCAATGGGGGCAAAAATATTTTAAATTACTCCTTTTGCCAATTAAATCTATTTCCGTCTTAACTAACTTGATCGTCAACCTTTTATCTCGTTCTCTTGATTCGTTCATATCTTCTCCTTGAAGTCTGAAAGTATGGATTTCATGATGTTCTCAGGAGAGTTGCTTTATTGGGGCTCGTAAACAACAATGGGATAACTTTTATTTCTTGAACATGTAACAACACGTGCTCCTTTTAATTATTCGATTTCCTTATTTTTATTTTCAGCATAGAACTCCTCGATAGATTCAAGAACTTCATTCATGGACTTTTTCACTGAATAAAGGTGCTTTATTCTCTGCTTTCAAGATACTTAATAGTATTTTCTTTTATACTTTCCAACTTTACTACATTATTATCTATGTAATATCTAACGAAATCCTCCATATATGAATATCTTTCGTTATTATACTCGTTAAATCTTTTACGAAACGTCGATATAGATTGCACATGGCAGTTTGATTGTTTAAAGATCTCATATATTTTACTTATATGACGAACATCTCTGAGTTTTTCAGCTACTTCAGTAATTTCATTTTCCTTCATAGAACCTCCTATTCAATTGATATTATATGTTTGTTTTTAATATTCTGTTACAAGTTTATCTAGTCTCATTAACCAAAGCAAAGAGACATAGCATTTAAAGCGCCTTCCTATTAGGGAATCAGATTCCCTTTAACCACTCACATTTTCCCCCTGGGTGCGTTGTTCTCGAAACTGCAAAGAAACTGCAAAGAAACTGCCTTCGCCACTCTTCCTCGGACATATCCTGCATTTCGATAAACATTCTTATCACCCATGGCTCAGACTTCGGAAGTGGAAAAACGAATGATGCTTTACTCTCATCCCACTTAATAGTCTTCTTCATATTTACCTCTACTCAAAGGTTTTGTAATTCGCCAGATAAATACTGGTTTCTTTCCAGGGATTCTCCCCGTCCTGCCATGATTGGAGAATTGTTTCAGCCATTTGCAGGCGGTATTCAATTTCCCTGACATCTTCTTCAAGACAGACCATTGTATCTCCGCAATAGTTTTCTGCTTCAATGGCTCTTACTCCATCTATATCAATCATGATATTTTCCCCCCGCTCCGCTGGCATGAAGTCTCCACCAACCTTCCCGAAATCAACGCCCATATAGTAGGGATTCGGGAACCCCTCTTTTATAGGCTCATATCCCTGACCGCTGAGGACTTCAGTTCTTCTATGTCCACATTTTCTACATTCATAGTATTTATGAATGGGTGTAGATGTAATCAATTTCCATCGATGAAAGAAACATGTCTTCATATTTCCCCCCTGAAAAGTGTTGGTTTGACTATCTCTTCAAATAGATCAATTCCCGAATCACTGGCCTCTTGACGGGAGCAATCCAGATAACAAGATCCATCGGGATTCCTTCTGTAGCAAGGAGCGAAACAGCCACTATTGATAAAATTGTCCATAACCTTTTTTGATAATTTTGGCTTCCCGTTCTCTCTTCCAGAAAAAATGACAGCTCTCATATTTTCCCCCTGGCTGGTGGTTTGTTCTTTTCCCCTTCAGCAGTATTCTTAATGAAATTATAGATATCCTTCCCGGCTCCATTGTGCTCAGTTTCCAAATGGATAAACATTTCCTTTTGACCTCTTCCGAAATCTTTCATACAGATAGGACACTTAAAACCCATTTATATTTTCCCCCTCAATTACTGTGTTCTATATAATCCCAATAAGACATCTCTTCCCGTACAGCTTCCGCAGGGTGATAACCTTCCCAAACTTCAAACTCTATTGTTTCGGCGTAATCCTCGGCGGTCTTTCGATCCCATCGGGCTTGATACATAAGCTGTTGAGTGACAGCTTCTTTCCATGTAGACTCATTCCAGATAATTTTTGGCTTTTTATCCTCTTTCATGGTACAATCTCCTTAGAGCGAACCGCTCAAATCCTTTCAAATATTCCTACGGATTTCTGATTTCCCGATGCTCCAAAGGGGCAGAATCGAAGGACTCGTCAGAACATACATTATGAGAAGCCTTCCTTCATCCACTTATCCTCATTGCGCCCTTTCCGTGTATTGCAACTTGTACACAAAGCCTGATAATCCTCTGGCCGGTAAGTATTCCCCCCGTAAACCTTCTTCATAATCTCGAAGGGAACTCTGTGATCCGTAACTGTCGCCGGAGATCCGCAGATTTCACAAAGCGGATTATCCCTTAAAAACTCCCGGCTGAACTTCGCCCACTTCTTGTCATACCCCCGACGGTAAGCACTCGGCCTAAAGTCCTTCTTTTTACCGCCAACTAACCCGGAGTGTTCCGGACAATAGTATCCCTTTACAGCGAGCTCTCGGCAGCCTGGTTGTCTGCATGTCTTAGGCGGTTTTTTGGGCATGGCCTCTCTCCCCCCAGATCCCTTTACCAAGCATTTCCCTGGTTAACGGAATCTGAAAATATTCACCCAGGGTTGTGTTGATATCTTTGTGCCCCATCAGATCGGCAACCGCTTTGATATTTCCCGTATCGTGATACAGCTGAGCACCCCGACTATGCCGCAAACAATGGGGGGAAATCTGCCTTTCCAAAACCTTCTCACCAGCATCACTGATAATCTTGTAGATATACGAAACCTGGAGTTTTTTGTGGCCTCTCGTCTCAAACAAATAATTGACACCATGAAAAGCATCCTCGATTCTCCGACGGAGACCAGTGTTGATATAGACATATCTCTCCTTCGAACCTTTTCCGATTATCCTGATCTGGTAAAGATTGCTATCAACAAGCTTGATATTCCGCTTTCTGATATTCACCAGCTCATCTCTTCGAACACCGGCCATGTACAAAAACTCAATAATCAATCCGGTTCTCCGGGTAGTCCCCGTAATCAAAGACCGCACTTCTTCCACTGAAAAAAACTTGGATGCAGGAACAGTCATGGATACCTTCCGAACATTCTGGTGCTTCTTGACTTCCTGGAGCCGGAGTTGTAATTTGTACCTGGTTAACAGGCGGTCATCTTCATGCTCATACTCTTTCTGATCGAGCAAAAGATAAAGCCTGTTCTGGATTGCAAAGAACCGGCGGTTTATCGTCGATCCGGACATTCCCTCCTCACGGAGATACTCCAGCCACTCCTCCAGGGAGTCAGCGGAAAAGGGCAAATCTGAATCCTTGCAGAACTGCCAGAAAAGCCTCGTATCAGGGGTGTAATTGTCCTGAATTTCTAAAATCGATCTCTTTCCATGAAATTTTGCCACTTTTTTACCCTAATTCCTTATCCTACTGAATTTTACAAAAGTAACGATAACCAGTCTTTTCGATACCTTTCCAAGGCCGATAAAGACAGATTCCAATTTTTTACCGAATATTTATACATAGCCTATTTTTCCTGCTTAATTTTAATAATTGGCTGCCAATTCGGAGTAATAAACACGGGTTTCCCGCCCTGCATTTTCACCAGGATTCCAACCTCACCATAATCAGTCTGTTCCATGAGATTCCTGAACAATTCCATAGCGCCCTCGATGTCTGTAACTTCGGCTATTTCAGGCATACACAACCCTTTTCGGAACATAGTTTTCCGTTAACCTGGAATACAATCCCAGATCATGATTAGACAAAAAGACCTTCTTCTTGGCCCTGGATTTCTTGTACTTTTTTGACTTCTCCAAATCCTCCGGGACCAGCACAGCCCTTAGCCTGTCTTGTTGCCACTTGGAGTAATGGGGGCCAGAGTAATCACCGCCTTTCAGAAAGGAGGGAGATAGATTCAGAGACTCCCCCGTCTGGATTATCTCCTCCTCAGAAATGCCCCAGAGGATAGATAAACTAAAGGCGGACTTCCTCTGCTTTTTTACTTTTCCGGCCTTAATTGATTTGATAATTTGATCCACAGAATCGGCGCTTATAGCGTTGAAAACCCTGTCCCCTTTTGCTGTTTTGAGCGTAGTCTTTTCAACTTTTACACCCTCTTTGTGTATCCGCTCCATCACCGCTTTCCGTGAAATCCTGTATTTGTCGCTTATTTCTACTACTGTAACCAAGTCCATTTATCCCACAGCCTCCCGATTCTGATATTCTTCCCACCACTGGCGATGCTCTTCCACTTTTACCCTGTCATGAAATTCACTGGCCGGCAAAGTACAAGCCGGACAATAAGCAATAGCACCCTTCACAGGCTGCACCGCTCCACAAGCAGGGCACACCCTTGGCGCTACCGGGACATCAGGCTCTTTCTTCGGACTGGAACCATGCGCCCTGGATAAATGCTTCGGTAAATCCAATTCACAGAACCGCCGAATTTGCGCAGTCGTCTTTTTTGCCTGAAAAAATCATATTGGTCTTGTACCCACCGGATACTCCGAACTTTCGAAAAGTGTTCCAGTGCAGCTTTGGCCTTTGGTGGAAAGAAGAACCTCCCAGCCCCATCCTTTTCAACAACTGCTTCCAGATACCGGATCATTTCCGGAATTTCCGAAAAGCCCCCCGCAGGGGGAGAGAGGGAAGAATTATCCACAGGCTTTATCTCGCGCGTAGTTTCTTCTTTCTCTCTTTTATAAGTTTCTCTTTCTCTATCCTTATTAGTTTGTGTTCTGGGACGACACGGGTCGCTGGTCCAGTAGGTGGTGAGCTGCCCCTGTGGGCAGGATTTCTCACTATTATCCAGTGGGGCAGAATCTGCACCACTGGAGTTTTCCACAGGTTTATCCTCAGATTCGGGGTTTTCAGACAGCTCGATATCGATAATATCCTCATCAGTCCTGGTCGCTCTTCGTTCAAGCCAGGCTGTTAAAGACTCCTCATCCCACATACTCTTGATCAGGATTGTATGAGCAGTAAAATGCCCTTTTTCATCCCTGGCACGGATGTACTCGATAAGGCCAGCATTGGAGAGAAAAGCCTTGGCTCTTTTCAGCTTCTTTTCTCCCCATTCTAGGCCTTTCTTCAGGTAGTTATCGGTAGCTTTAATATTCTTGTTTCCGTACTGCATACGGGAAGTAAAAATCAAATGCTCATAGAGATCCTTGGCTTCTCTGCCTTCCACTCCATGAGCCATAAAGAACTTGTATTTCCCGACAGTGATCACAATCACATCATCATCACAGTCCAGTTTTATGTTGTAGTTAATTCCATCCCCCAAAGCGGGAAAATCCGCTTTATTCTGGAGATTTTGTTGATACTCCGCACTGGAGTTGTTCAAGCTTCAACCCTCTTCTGGATTCTCTTCATATCAGCCCCTCTTTCTATCAGCTCTATCTCGTATATGCTCAGCTTGTGCCTTACGCGCTTCAACTTCTTGTTCAGCTGACTGCTAAATCTCCGTTGCCACCGAAGCTTTCCCGCCAGGCTGTGAGTGTATTCAAGCAATAAAGCATACTCACCTTTCCCCGGCTGGCTGATCTCTTCGAACAGAGTTAATTCATCGAATATTCCCAATTTCTACCTCACTTCAAATCAACAGTCATATCTCCGATATTCTGTTCAAACAGGATGCGGTAACTTTCCTCCCAATACTCCGCATCCCGGCTTTTTATCTTTACGTTTGCAATAAGATGATCAACCTTCTTCCTCAGATAGCTGTTTTCCTCTCGGAGTTGTCTCAGTTCATCAACCTGTAAATCTTTCATTGCCACCTCAAGAAAACAACTCCAATTGATCTCCAATGGTTCCATATTCCCAATCTTCAAAGGGGCTGACATAGGGCTCTTTATCTTTGATCGCCGGGGGCGCTTCTATTTCTTCCGGAACAGCATCCCTCCTAAATCGCCACCCTTTCAAACTTCCGTATTGACGGTCCAGAAATAGCTTGGAAAAGTAGGCAGCCTGTTTATCCGATAATCTGGTAGACCAAAGAGACTCTGTTCTGGCATACCTGAGCGCAAGAGCATAATTCTCCCCCTCAGTCGATCCGCAAGACCCAACACCATGAATGGAAAGCATCCATTTTACTTTCCATCCTTTTTCTGTTTTTTGCGGAGAGAATAAAATCCAAACAAAATCATCCAGGCAAGCCCTTTCATCCCAGGGTGGATTAAGCACCCCTCCAAAGCTATTTATTATGGGAAACTCCCGGTTGGGACAATTCCTCAACATCCCTACAGCCCTTAATCTCTCGTAGGAACAGTCTTCCTTCATGTGTGGACATTCGGAACAGAGAAAGGGAGAAGTTTCATTTTTCACACTCTTCTTCCTCCCGCCGTTTGGCATCATCCTGAACCCGTGAATAGGCCTGAAGCAATGGAACTCCAATACTGGCCCATTTTAATTCTGTTATTTTGTCTACGGGGAGAACTTCAAGGATAAGATTGTACATGCCAATAAAACGACCATAATTAAACAAATAATTGTCCTCCATGGTCGTGATTTCTGACTCCAAATCAGTTATAATTTTAAGCAGTTTCTTGCCAGGAATGGTAATTTTAGGGAGCTGCGGGATACCGGTACTATCCTTCGGCTTCCCTTTTTTTTGTTCCTGAACCTCATTGTACGCGGCATTAATAGTCTTTTTTCCCTGCCGGACCTCGTCCTTCAGCTCTTCCGATCCATCCTTTTCGATAGCTCTAGCTTTTTTTACTTTATTCGGAGAAGTTCCAGTAACCTGAGCCGTATGATCCGCCGAGCGCCCTTTATAGCTTTCTAAATCTTCCGCTCCTGCTTCCTTTCGGCCTCTCTGCTTTGTCTCATCAATGGCATGGATGTAAGAATAGAGTTCAGCATCGGTTATATTCCGGCGGTCCCTCTGCAGGTGTATTGCGTAATCCAGGGCTTCCCGATCAGAAGAGAATTCCCGCTTAATTACCGGAACCTCAACTATTTCAGCCTCAAGGGCTGCAGCCTTTCTGGTATGTCCATCCACAACGGCAAACCCATCAGGGAAAACCCCCAATAGAATCGGGTAATCGGAATCGAATCCCCGGCTCATCATATCGTTGCGAATGTCGGCTAATGTGGCCGCCTGTATGGGAAACAAATCCTTGAATGGGGATCGAGTCGGGAGAGAGCCGGGAGGCAACAACTCAAAAGATTGATCTTTTAAAGCCTGGATCTCCTCTTTAAGCTCTTTGTTTAGCTGCAGAAGCTCCGAATCATTCCGGCTGCCGGTCAGCTTCCCCTTTCCAGGTGCTGTACTTAGTGTCAGTTTTTTCTTTGCCATTAGAACCGCCCCACCCGATAGGTTTCATTCTCGCCCAGGAACATAGCCCCCAAACGGGAAATCGCGTCAAACAGATTCTTTTTGCTCTTTGCATCGCTGATCGGCTCATCAGTATCAATAGATTTTTGAATCAGGGATGTATTGGGAATCCGAATATCCAGGATATTATCGAACCATTCAGAAAACATGGCTAAATACTGATTTGTCAGATTTTCCGGATTATCCGTCCGGGGCTCTTTGAAGAAATTAAGCAAAATATACCAGTCCTCAACCTTGCTGGTATCCATAACCAACTGTTCTTGATAGAACCTTGCCCCTTTCAGATCAAACTGAGCCAGCCTGGCCGGGCTTATCACATAGTCAGCAGCATTTATGGCATTGAGAACAATATTGTCCCAGGTTGGAGCCGTGTCGATTATGCAAAAATCGTAAAGATCCTCAACTTGCGGGATCAGCCTTTTTAAAGCTTTATCAGCTATAGACCGGAGGTTAACCAGGGAAAAGCTAGACTGGATAATGTCTATATTTTCATAGTTGGACTTAACGATGTTCTGAGGGAGATTCCCGATGTGAAGAGCCAAAGCAATATTACGGTTCTCTACCTCTTCATCAAGGAAATGAAAGGATAGACTGTTTTGAATATCCATATCCATACAAAGCACTTCCTTGCCAGCCTTCGCCAGTAATTTTGAAAGCATTATCGCTATGGAGGTTTTACCTACACCGCCCTTAATGGACGACAGACAGATTGTTGTCATGCAACCCCCTCCTTCTTCTTTTTCTTCTCCTTGTTCAATTTGATCCCGTTAATACCGCAAGCCATTGCGTATCTGGCATGTGCTTCACATAGGGTTACTTTCCCTTTTTTCCAATCCGCTTTCTCACCACAGATCGAGAGGGCGTGCTTCTCCCGATCCCAAAACTGGTACAGACACTGCGCCATTCTGTTCTCCTTTGGGCATATCGCCCTGTTTATTCTCCGGCTCTTTATCCCCCACGGATTGGAACCAGTTTTCAAATCTAAAAAAGCTCATCCCGGGAAAGAGCTCCTGATATTCCTCCCAATTTTTAAGGATCACCCCACCGCCAAATTCCTGAGCCATATCCACGGCCAGGGCTTTTTCGGTAGGCATTAAATCCCACATGTAACAGTTGTTTAATAGGTTAAAAAACATCTCACGTGGCATGGTTGTACGTTCTTTCATGCTGGTTTTTTGCTGAGAACTATTTGTTCTCTTTCGCGAGAGGACATGTTGGACCACATCCGTTTCCTCTCAGTAACCGGTATGGATACCCACTTCATATAGGTCTCCAACTTCCAGCGCACACGGCCCTCGGGATAATCGGATACCCCGAAATTGGGCAAGTAGTGACGGTAGTCGTTTTTATAGACCGATTGAGTGTTAATGCCTTCCCGCCTGGCCACCTCTTTGGCATCGATAACCGGCGCTCCCTGAACGGTAAGAAGGGTTTTAATTAGATCACGCAGTTGAACTACTTCTGTTTCCAGGCGATCGAAATCTTCTTTACTGGCAATTTCCATAGTGTCCTCACAACCGCCCTTCAATCTCGATTACTTTAGGGTCTTCAAAGCTCCGGAAATTCAAAGCATCAAGGATCGCTTTAGAAGCTGTGTTTTCTGAGTGGAAAACCTTTGCATTTTTACGGATCAGGGTCCGGCCGGGTTCGCCTTCCCATGGAGCCAGGTATACATTTTTTTCCAGTTCAACTATGTATTTCAT